GTTGGCTTGCCATTGACAGCTCGACGGTGTCTTGCGACCCATCAGCCCGCACGGTGGTGATGTGTAGCAGGAACATGTCAGCTGGTGGCCTTCACGACCTTGCCCGTGAACACGAGCTGCATGGCGGCGAGATCGCCGACGGCACCGTTGACGGGCTGCGACGAGGCAAGGAACCCGGTCACCGTGTAGGACGGGTTCGTTGCGCTGACCGCGCCGGAGTCTGCCTTGACCACGACGGTGGTGGTGGTGCCGACCAGCGGGAAGATGGTGGCCTCCGTCTTGGTGGCGGCGAAGTCCTGGTTGAGGTTGACGGTGCAGGTGGTGTTCTCCAGGCCAGCCTGGAACGTGTGGTAGGAAGTTCCCATCACGTCGGCGGGCACTGCGTCCACGTTGTAGTCGAGCACGACTGACGAGCAGTAGCTGCTGAGATCGACGCTGTTGATGGTGACGCTGGCGTTCTTCATGACGAAAATGGCCATGATTAGTCCTCTGCTTTCTTGTTGTTGGTGGTCTTGGCGATGTGCCCGGATTCGAGCAGGGCATCGACGTTTGCGCCCTGAAGCTCATCGTCTGTGATGGTGTCTCCAGGGTTCTTGCCGACGATGTTGTCGGCTAAGACTTTGTAGGTTGCCACGGGGTCTCCTTAGTAGGCGGGGTATTGGACGGTGATTGAGTAGGCAGGCAGTTCCTGCGATCCGACCAGGTAGGTGGTCGGTGCGGCAGCTGTGGCAGGCACGGTGTTGATCACTGTGTCCACCAGTTCGAGCTGGGCTTTGAGCGCGTCGAGGTTGCCGGGCGGTGGTTGGACCGCGTACAGCGTGAACTCGCAAACAAGTTGTGTGCCTGCGCCGCCGAACGTGGATCGTGTAAGCACCGGGGGTTCGACGATGACGGTGCCGGGGCGGGCGTTGCGGGAGTCCTCAACGACTGCCAGACCTGCTGCCACCAGCTCTGCGACGAGGCGTTCTCTTGCGTCATTGGTGCGGCCCACCTCATGCCACCTGCGCCCTGTTGCATCCCCACAGCCGGAGGATTTCGCCCATTGCGCTGATCGGTTGTGTGCCGGACGAGTACGCCTCGAACGACTGGTATTCGACGCTGCCCCTCATCCTGTACAGGTTGCCTGCAAACATTATCGTGCCAAGCTTTACGTCACCGCTGGGCACCGTCGTAAGGGAGTCGGTGTAACCCGCAGCCCTTCTACGACGGTGCGCCAGGGCGTTCGCGGCATCCGTGCATACCGTTACGAACGCTGTGTCGTTGGCGGTGGCAGGGCTGATTCCCAGCCAGTCCAACACGTTCTGGTTGGTGATCCATGTGCAGGTCTGCGTCCAGGTGATAGTGCCGTTGCAGGCCTCGTACTCCAGGTCGTCGCCGTTGTGTTCGTAGATGACCTGGTTCAGCTTTATGGTGTCGTAGTCGAAGACCAGGTAGCCCTGCTCGTCCACGTCCAGCAGCTGGTACGGCTCGCAGCTGATGACGGTGAATGTGCCGTCAAAGTTTGCGCCGACGGTTGCGACGGTGATTGACTGCCCAACCGCTATGTCTGTGGGCGTGAGGGTCTGAAGCGCGCAGGTGTTGTTCACCCGGCGGCGGTGTGTCACGGAAAACGTTGCCATGCTTCAGACCCTCAGTGCCTCGGTGGGGCTCAGATCAGCTTGACGAACTTGGTTGCGTCGATCATCAGCGTGGCGAAGTAGCCGCGGAACGCAAGCGTTCTGCTGAGGGTCGACGGGGAGTCCAGGCTAATTGCGCCCTTCTGCTGCTCGTAGCACTCGAAGCCGGATGCGTCACCGACGATGACGGTGTCGGCTGCGAAGTTGCGGTCCACGACGACGCGGAGACCGAACGCGACTGCGTCGGTGGATCCGGGCGACATGGTGCCGAACGCGTTCATGGGGCCGACCTGGGGAAAAAGCGGCCTGTCCGATCCGTCCGAAAGCGATCCCAGATACTGGAACATGTTGGGGCTGAGGAAAAGATGGGTGGGCAGGTTGCCGTTCGATGCGGTGAGGATGGTGCTGGCGCAGTCGTAAATGTCCGACACCCACTCGGTTGCCGAGGTCGGGTCGGTCAGCGTGGACGACTGGGAGCAGCCCGCGAGGAGCTGGTCTGCTGCGTAGTTGTCCGTGGCGTTTGCATAAATGCGGCTCATATCTTCGAGGATGAGCGAGAGGACCGCCGGGTCTGACCAGTCGAGGTCGGCTTCGGAGACGTTGACGTAGCCGCCGAAGATTTGCTTGGTGACCTGGTTGTTGAACACGACGAACGTGCCGGACTGGTTGCTCATTTCGGCGAGGCTTGCACCGATGCTGGTGTGCGTGGTGACCTCGGGGCGGATGAAGATTTTGCCGCCTGCGGGCATGGCCTTGGCCCCGATTGCGTCAACGACGGGGCGGCGACCCACGAAGTTGTTGTAGACCGGGCCGATGATTGGGGTCGGCAGGATGCCGGGCGTGTCGGTCGTGACCACGTCGGGTGCAGCGGCGCGGAGTGCCTGCGACATGTCGTGCCATGCCGAACCACCTGCGATGGCGGCGGACAGGTACTCGACAGCGGTGGGCAGCTTCACGTCCTTGCGGGCGGTGGCGTAGACCGGGATGGTCGGGATGGGGGTCTCGGCAGCTGCGGCCTCGACCGGGGTGGGTTCTGTGGACACGTTGTTCTCCTCTGTGTCTGGTTGTGGTTCGTCATCCTCCGGGTTGGAGGCTGCGATCTGGGTGATTTGGGCTTGCGGGAACGCTGGCTGGTACACGACAGACAGCTCCTCCCACGCGGCGGCTTTGACCAGCATGGTCTTGCCGTCCATCTCGTAGTCCGTCACGGACAGACCAACGGAGACTGAATCGAGAGCCTGCATCTTGAGCAGTGCGATCAGGTCGCGGCCCTCGGCGGTGTCAGCAATGCGGGCACTGAACAGCATCCCGGCATCGGTTTCCTCTCGCATGTCGACAACACCGACGACTCGGCTGGTGTCGTGCTCGATCACGAGGCGGGGCATCTTGCCGTCCACAGGCAGCGCGCCAGCCATGATGCGGACGCGCTGCCCAGTGGAAACCTCGGCATCAACCCCGTACGGGGCTGCAATACCCGAGATGCGCGGCTCGCTGTCCCCGGCTGCCGCGTCCAACGTGACGGACGAATTGCTGAAATTGATTCTCATGCGGACTGTCTTTCCGTGTCTGAGGTGTCGGTCATTGAGTCGTCCGGGCCCATTTCCATTTCGGGTTCACGGATGAACTCGGACACGTCAACCCGGCAGAAACGGCCCCTGGGCAAGATGTCATCCATGGAGAGCCGCTGCGACAGGCAGTCAATGTACGGCTTTGCGCCGTAGTAGTACAGCTGCTTCTGTGACTCGACCGCGTTCTGGTACGTCATGCCGGAGCCTGTGTCCGCGCCGACCAAGTACTGCGGCACGTTCGCAAGGTTTGCAAGCGTGGACATGGTGTGGCGGCGGGCCTCAACCAGCTGCAGCTTGGACGGATCGCTAGAAAACTCTTTCCACTCGACCGCGCTGTTCAGTGCGCCGATAGCGTTCCTGCGCCTGGCGGACGACCACGCAGCTGCGAGATCTGCCAAGTCCTCGGCTTCCATCGGTTCGGACCCGGCGGTCTGCTGCAGGTAGCCCGCGGTGATCTCGTTGGTTGCAAAGCGCATAGCGGCGGTGTCCAGACGGTTTGCTATTTCAAGCTCGCGCCACCCGGCGTACAGCAGCCCCTGGATTGGGGACAGGAATTGCACGACGTTGTTCATGTCGAGCTCGATGCCGTTGTAGGTCAGCTGGCTGGAGGGGCGGGGCCAGATGTCGCCGGACATGTCCAGTGCCTGGATGTCGTTCATCGGTAGCCACTGGAACGACAGCGGGAAGTTGGTGGTCTTGGACCGGGAAGTCGTGTACCACACGGCTTTCCCGTGGAAGTAAAGGTCGTCGGTCGTCCAAGCTAGGAGGAATTGGCGGGTCACGTTCGGGTCGGGGCGCGACATCCACGTCTCGCCCGGCAGGGGCACTTCCTCGTACTCCTCACCCATCCACTGCAGGCCGTACTGGTTGATGGGAAGCCCGGACACCATCGACACGATCAGGTCGCGGGCGCGGCTGATGGTTGCGTTTTGAATGGCCTGGTTGCGGTCGTAGAAGCTTGTGAAACCGACCGTTTGGTTGATGTAGGCGGTTTGCGCAGCGGTGCCAGCTGCAGCCTTGACAGGCTCAGCCCCGAACGCGGGTGGGTTCTTCTTTGCGAACAATGCCACGACGCGATTGTGACACAGCCTTGTTGCATTTGCAACGATAGGTCACAGATACAGAACGAGAGACCTCAGTCGGCGAACGCGTAGGAGACGCGTGGCTGCACCTTGGGTTTGCCTGCCTGGGCGACGGCCCACACCATTGCCCGGCACAGCGACGTATCACCCGGCGACCTAGCCGACGACAACGACAAATGTCCTTGGTGCTTGACAGCGACCGCGCGGGACACCTGCTCGATCAGGAGCTGTTCCCCGGTGTGGCGGACCTGCCCACCCATGATCATGCTGCGGACAATGACGGTCCATTTCTGCAGCTCTCGGACACCGCACAGGACGGCACGGCCCTTGAGCTCCGGCGACAGATGCACGTCAAGGCTGGCACCGATTGCAAGCGTTTGTCCTTTGTGGGCTTTCTGGGATTCCCGGACTGCCGCCCACAGATCTCCCAGGTTGTCCACAATGAATTCGACGGTGCAGTGCACCTGGTTGCCAACCTCGACTGCGCGGACACCCACGAAGCGTTGGTCGGTGGATGCGGACTCGACCGCTAGGACTCCGCCGTCGGCGGGCATCTTGATGTCGGCACGGAACGACTCGAACAGGCCTGCGTCCAGCCACGCCCGGTGGGACTGCACCCACAGGTTGCAAACGGTGCGGAGCACTTCTTCCCGGTTGGGTTGCCGCAGCTCCTCGACAATGGTGTCCTCCTCCAGCGTTATCCCAAGGGCGGGGTTGGCCCACCGTGCAGCCTCCACGGTCAACGGGTCCAGGGTGGACGGTGGGGACCATTCCGCGTAGTACAGCTTGGATCTGCGCCCGGTATCAATGTCAGCAAGGCCGCGTTCCCGCATCCGCTTAAACACATCCGACTCAGCCTCCGTCCCGGCAGTGGACCAGCAGGACAGGAGCGGGTCGCGCCGCGCCCGCATGGTCGGGATAATGCCGCCCTCGATGCTGTCAGCGGAGCAACCCCACAGCTCGTCCACCACCGCCAGATCCACGCTGAGGCCGTGCCCCGCCGACGGGGTCGCAGCCCGGACCAGCCACCTGGCACCAGGGTAGTCACCGACCGCAGGAAGCTCGACGGACTGTCGCCCGTAGCTGTAGATCACCTTCGCCTGAAATTGGGCCTCAAGAATTGGGGCCAGCTGGTTAAACAGCTCCGCCGCCAAGTCAAGACGGTGCGCTGTCGTCAACACTGTTTGCTGTTGCCCGCGAAGCCGCGGCATCTCGACCAGCCAGTACAGCACGAGTGCTTTCAACGCAACGGACTTGCCGTTCTGACGCGCCACACTCACCACCGACTGGCGAAACACCGGGCGACCATCCGGCCCGAGCCCCAGCTGATCGCCAAGCACCATCTCCTGCCACGGCATGAGCTCGACACCGAGCACCCGGTGCGCCAAATCCCGCAATGCCCCCAAACGGGTCTGGTCGTCACCGTCCGTGTTCGTACGGAATCTTGGGTATGTAAGCGTTTCGTTAGGGTCAATCGGGGAAACCCTTACCTGTATTGGGTTGGATACAGAATGGGAAACGTGCGGGGTCAAGGAGACGCTTGCATCCAAAAAGGGTTCGTCACTCTGCGTGGTGAGGCGTCCGGCGGTCTTGGCGTTGACGTACCTGGCTCCGAGGCGGCTGTTGCAGCTGCGGCAGAGCACCCGGCAGTTGTCGAGCGTGTTGGCATCGAGCGGGTTGGGGAACGTGTCGACTGGGCGGATGTGGTCGATGGTGTTGCCTTCGTTGCCGCAGATCGCGCAGGTGTTGTCGTGTTCGAGGAGCTGTTTGCGGATGCGCTTGAAGCTGGCGTGGTTGCGGGCTTGGCTGTTGCGTGGTGTGTTCATGGTGTGTTCCTGTCGGTGGTGTGTTTCCCCCCATTGCGCTGCGCCCCCCGGGGGGCTTGCGCCTCGGTGTCCGTGTTGGGTCGGTGGGTTGCAGTCCCCCCGCTGTTTAGGTTTGTCTCCTCGGTCGCCGGATGTTTACTCATAGTGGACGGTCACCGTTCGCATTTGTGTCGTTTGGACGCTGCACAGGCATAGCCTGCTCTACCCACGTCTCCGTGTGTTTCACCTGCACC